CTTCGAGACAAATCAAAAATCGTTTCACTTTTTTTATTTAAATCTTTTATCTCTGTCATTTGTCTATCTACCTTTTTATGTAGTATTTCATTACGTTGTTTCCATACATCTATATCTTTATCCATATTGACTTTTTACAATTGTTACCTTAAATTGTCAACCATGGGAGTTCCTAAAAGATTAACCGATATGCAACGAAGATTCGCAGAATTACTGGTTCTGCATGAAGGACGTAAATTTGCCTATGAGTGTGCTGTTGAAGCTGGCTACAGTGAAAACCGTGCAAGGCAAGAAGCATCCGAACTACAAAATCCGGAACAATGTCCCCTGGTAGTTAAATACATTGGTGACTTAAGAGAGGAACAACGAAATCGTTTCAAAGTGAATTATGGCAGACATGTGACAGAGCTAGCTAAAATTAGAGATCAAGCTCTCAAACACAGATCCTTCTCAGCTGCAGCTAATGCAGAACACATGCGAGGAAAAGCTGGTGGTCTTTATGTAGAACAAAAACATATTCTACATGGGAAATTAGATGAAGATCAAAATGAGGAACAAATGAATGAGGAATTGGCAGAGCTGTTAAAAAGCAATCGTAAAATTATTAATATAACACCCGAAGATGTTATAGATATCGAAGAGATAAATGAATCCAAACAATTAACACCACCCCTGTCACCAACCAAAACAGAAGATGATCAGGATTCCACATCCTAATCGTCGTTAGATTCTTCTAACTCAGAGATAACTTCATCGAGTTCATTTAAAAGATCGTCTTCTTTTTCTTCTAACTTATCCAATTGATCTTTAAGTTTTCGAAGTTTTTTAACAGCTTTTTCCATTACTTTTTCTTTTTAGTTTTAGTTTTTTTCTTTTTCTTCTTAGATTTCTTTTTCTTTTTCTTTGTCATATAATTAAAGTCCTCCTTATAAAGGTTATACTTCTCTTCGCTTAACCAGTCAATACTCACTTGAGTCTAATCATCTTCTTAATACAAGCAAGAGGAATCATAGTTCTATCTCCAAACGTAATCTCATTTGTATCTGCATCTCTATCATACGACGCAAACATTTTAATAGTAAATCTATCCTTGCTAAATAACCATCCTTCATTAACTGGAAATGCTAATTTCATTCTATCAAATTCTTTATCAGTTGCCCAACCGGAGTCAGAAAGAATATCCATCCACTCAACCCGGTACTTTGAATACGGGATGTCGTTGGGCTGTGTAGCGTTTACGATCTGTTTTTTTCTTCGAGGTTTTCTTCGTTTGGGTTTTCTTGCCATAGTAATAATCCGGATTATGAATTTTATTAAACTCATCCATCCACTCTGAATGCCCGGTGAACTTTCCTTTACGACCTACCATATATTACCCCTATAGAACCTTCTAGACTTTTTTCAACATTTTGAAACCCCTCATGCGCGTATGCCCCTGTTCAAGTGTAGTATATGGGATCACACCCACGTGATATAAGAAAAGTGTATATTTTGGTAGCCTGTAAC